TAATGTAATAAATAAGATATCATAACAGTAGATTTGCCAGACTGTCTGGGTAGTTTACATATAGTAAAACGATTACTGTGAAATGTACCGACCATTTCTTTTTGAAAGGGATACATTTTAAATGGTACTAAACCCTCATCTAATGATACAATTTTTACATAACTCTGTATGAAGTACAGAGGGTCTTCCATACATCTCTTGTATTCAAATAGTTGTTTCTTAGTCCATTCTTGCTGAACATTTGCTCGTTTAAGATTAGGATTTCCAAGATATGTAGCATCAGCCATCTTCTTTGCCTTTTAGCATTTTTTGTAATTCAGCAGTCGAACCAACAAACAATGCATTAGTGACATTCTTGGGTGCAGAATTAGGTACTTCTTTAAGTTTTCGCATTTTCTCTTGTAAGTCACCTAACTTCTCCGTTACCTCAGCCACTTGTTTAATGAGATTTCCAGCAACTTCATATGCTCTTGGGTGTTCACCCTCTTTTGCAAGTTCTAAAATACCATCTATAGCATCTTGACCTCTTTCAACAAGTCCGTAGAAATTTTCTCGTTGGTATTTATAATCATTCTCTATATCATCTTCGTTACTCTTTGGAATTTTTTTAGGAACTGTAACATTGTTTTGTTGAATCGCAGTTTCTACTGGATCAAATACACCAAGAGCTTTGTCTATGTCTACAAATGGGTCTTTCATAACTAACCTTTTTTAATGTCTGTTCCACTAGTTGTATCATAGTTCTTTGCATCTTGAAAGAAAGAACTAGTTTCACTAAATCCAAAATCATCATCTGCATCAGCACTTGATGGGTTTGGTGCAACAGAATATCTTTGTTCTCTTGTTGGTGTAACTGCTGGTAAGTCAGAATATTGGTCAACTTGTACAGTCTTGATAACACTTGAAGAAGTAACTGGGCCGTATAGGTAAAACTTTGTAGTAAATGCCATAGTATAGATTATTGCTCTACGACTTTCAAAATCCCCTTGATAGTTATCTTCATACTGAACACTATTCAATATAATAGGTACATCTCTTTTGATACCCATATCTGCCATATCGTTAAGTGTAAGTGTATAGTCTGGTTGAAAGAATGGTAGTATCTGTTCTACTATCTGTAANGCATCATCAGAGTTCTTNGCCATTGCGTANAGAGTAATGTCCATGTTATATGGAACAGGCATNAACTGTGTGTCNANNTTNTTTGCATCTGAACTNGAANNTTTTACTTTCTTAAATTTCTGTACACGATTTANTTTACGAGTNGNNTCATATGANAANGNACCAATCTCAAAACCNANTCGTGGTAAAGTAATNGCANCTGCACTTCCAAGTGNTGGGTCTGNATCTAAACGAGTCAACCATTTTTGTTTAGGCCCATATGCAAGTGGNACTTTCATTGATTGTNNNATNACTCCAGAGTTGTCCTTACGAACTATCTGAATATTGTTAAACATAGTTCCAAACGCAACNATTACGTTTCTAACTGTTTCGTGGTAAAATTGTTGTCCTAACATTATGTGGCACTCCCTACATCACCAAATGGATTTGATTCAGAAAAGTCTAATACTGTATCGTCAAGTTGGTCGAATAATTCATTTTGTGAAGTCTTATCTGTATCATAATCACCTACTATGTAGTCTTCTGTAATTATGAAAGATGCACCACCAGTATCAGCTGAATTTTCTAACTGGATAGAACCGACTTCGTTTTCAAGTGTAATCTGATATTGTCTTGAGTCAGTAGATAAGTCACCCTCTATTGCATCAATAGTTGCAATACCTGTGTCAATAACTTCTGAAGCATACTCAAACTGCTTACATCTTAGTTTATATACTGGTTTATTATCTAGTTGATAAAAAGGTTCATCATCATCCACAAAATTTATTTCAAACATCTTTTCAAAGATAGGGTGATAAACTAAATCTCCCTCTTGTGGTCTGTCTGCATCTGTTGTAGCTATATCTTGTAGTATGTAAAAGTTCCCAGTAAATGATGAAAGATTAGATGAGTTACCAGTTTGATCTATAGTTCCAGATTCTAATGCGATAGAACCCTCGCCTTCTTCTAAATTAATCTGACTGTCCATTTCTTGAAATCGTTCTTTGGAAACTACAAGTGTAACCTCGTTACGATTTTCTAAACCAAACTGCGATATGATTTCTTTATCTCCACCAAATCCAGCTCCATCTTCTACATACATTTCGATTGGTTCTGCATTTGTGTATTTGGATAGTGCATCTTCTCCTAGAACATTATCAAGTGCAACAGTTTCACGATTGACATAATATACATCATGTCCATAAATCTGGATTGCTTCCTTGATTAGATTCTGATATAAACTTCTCTCTGTTGCAAGTGAGTGAAGATTATTTGTATGAAATGCACTATTGACAGCCATTTACTTAACCTCTATACATATCTATAGGTGGTTCTATTAAAAACATTTTATCTTCTATATCTTTTATTTCTTCTGTTGCTTGTGAAAATATTTCTGTACCATTCATTTCTACACCACCAAGTAACTGAACTCCACTAAATTTAGAAAGGTTTGCACCCCATTGTCTTTTGATTAGAGCAGTTGCATATCTTTTTAGATAGATATCATCATACATATCTGTGTATGTGTTTGGGTCTATTTTACGATAACATTCGATAATTAAATATTCGCCTTCACTTATGTCGTTCTCCCAATCCATGTCAATATATAAACGATTTTGATGTTCATTGAAACGAATAGGTTTCTCTCCAACAAGAATGTGTGATAAGAAATCTAAGTGTTGCATAGTCATCTCATAGTGTACGATTGAAGTAGAACTAAAATCATAAAGGTCATTTAATCTTAATTGATAACGAATGTCAAACATATTGTTTGTTGCAGTATTATCAAATGGAAATATTTGTAGAACTGATACAATAGAAGAAGGCATTGGAATAAAACCTTTTGCTTCTCCAAAAGATGCAGTTATAGTACTGTCAGATGTATCAGTTGCAGTTGTTGTATCATTACTTTTTGCTCTTGTAATATCAGCTGCAGTTACTTGATATTTAAGATACATTTTCTCAATACCATCATAATGATATTGTGAAAAATATTGTAATGCTTCATCTATTCTATCATCTACTTGGTCATCTGATACGTTAATGTCAATAACACCAAAACCTAACGCTCTTAGACAATATGATTTAAATGTTGATTTTGAACTTGGTATTGCCATCTTTTTTTCCTTTATATACTATTTAGTCAATAACTAAAGTCCAGCACCTATTGCAATTGCAAATGCTCTGGTTCGTAATTCAGCCGCATCAACGTATGCTTTGATTGATTGTTGTGATGCAATCTTCGTTGCAGAGTCACTTGACAAATCATCTTCGTCTAAAAATGCAGTTCCAGTTATACCAGTATTTATAACTGGACTTGTCAAAGTCTTGTTTGTTAATGTCTGTGTTGAAGTTAGGAGAGTAATCGCACTTGTATTACTCAAGTCTGTACTTGCAATCGTAATATTCGCACTACCATCAAAAGAAACTCCAGCAATAGTTCTTGCAGTTGCTAATGCAGTCGCAGTCGCAGAGTTACCAGATATATCACTTACAACTAAGTCTATTGTTCCATCAGCATCTTGATATGTTACTGCAATATCTGTTTCAGTATTACTACCAAACATTGCACCTACAGTATCTTGAATGACCTCTGATAAATCTATGTTTGCACTACCATCAAAAGACACACCATGTATTGTTCTTGCAGTTTCAAATGCAGTTGCTGTAGCTGCATTTCCAGTTGTGTCTTGATTAAGTGTTCCAACAACAAAGTCTAGTGTACCATCACTATCTTCATATGTTACAGTAATACCACTTTCAGTATTACTACTAATCATTGCACCAACAACATCTTGTAGTTGTTCGTTTGTTACACCAGCATCTGCACCGACAAATTTACCAGTAGATGATTGGAACTTTAAAAATTTACCATCTACTTTTGCAGTACTTCTATCGACATCATCCATAAACTCAAGTCTAACTTCACCACCACCAGCACCAGACATTTGTGATGATGCAATCTGTTGTGCAATGAGTGACCTAAAGTTATCAAATTCTTTTCGTAGAGTTGCAATCTGATTGACTTCTTCTGAAATTTCAGTCTTTTCTTCTAGACTATCCAGATGGACAATTGCCTTGTCAATCATACTTGCAGTTTTCTCTACTGAAGTAGGTTCTTCAGATATCGTGTCTACCTTAATCTCATCAACGACAATATCTTCAGAATTTGGTTCTGTTATTGTGGAAAACAATTCTTCTAGTGCTTGTAGTTTTGCACTCTCATCAACTGGTTTCTGTGGTTCGTAATATTCTGGGGGTTGTTCGTTAGGCCATGTTGCTTCTGGTTTTGTGATTTCACTAAAGGTATCTACAAGACTAGTAAAGGTATCTAACTCATTCTTTTCTTCTAGTGATAAACGTAACTCAACTTCAATCTTTGCTTCTTCGTGTGCAACATTAAGTCCACTAAAAAGTTCTGTGATGTCTGCTTGTTCTATCTTNGGAACATGAGGTGCATTAACTTTAGTATCTTTTGCAATAGACTCTAGGTCTTTGAAAAGATTNGTAATGTCTGATTTCAACTCAAGTTGTTGAGATGGCATAATATTCCCCTTTGTTAGTATTTATAATAAGGGGAAATCCTTAATCAGCATCCTCTATTGTGTTGCCATCTATCTTTGCCCACTCAAGGATTGCTGCATAGTGTCTGTTGGCAGGGTCTAGTGGTACAGATAATGCTTGACCATTTATTACTGCATCAATTATTGCATTTTTATTCCTGTTTTCATCTTTATATTTTGCTGATGTAACTTTCATAATATCTCCTATAATTCTGCATCTATGGTAATAAATTCATCAGTATCAGTTATTTGAAATGTTGCACCATCACCAGCAGTTCCATTCGAGCC